CACCAGCGTGGCGTCGCCACCATCTCCCTTGGCCGACGTAAAGGCGTGCTTGATTTGGATGGTCATTACGGCTCCCTAATGGTCACCAGAATTTCGTCCGTCTTAATTTGCGACGGGCTGGTGTTTGTGGTGAGCACGGCAACGATTTCATACGTGACGCCGTCGATGCCACCCGACACGTAGTACTGCACGCCGAGGCCAGTTGGAAGCACTGCTATGTTGTCGACCACCAGTACGGGCGCGGCTGTGTTATCGGTGATACTGAATGCGACGTTCGTCACCAACTCTCCGGTGTCGAGCCAGTCAGTGTAGTCAATCTGGTACCGCTTCCGGTCGGTGGCGGCTTTGAAATATTTGGCGATAGCCATCAGCAAATCCTCTTGCGCGGCTGGTTTCCGGCACCGGGACGGTCAGCTGGCACCCTGAATACACGATCTTCGAACATAACGATAGCAGTTCTGTTCTCGGGCGGTACCGCCGCCGGTTCATCTTCCGGCGCACGATCTTCGTAGGGCACCCGGAAAACGCGATCTTCCGGGGCCACCCGAACCGTGCGCGGCTCCTGATGGAGGCATGCGCGCTCGCCGTCGAGGAAGAAGGCGTAGCCGACAGCAGTGAACGAGCTCGTGCCCTCGAACAGCGCCGAGCTAGCTGGATTGTCCGATGCTCCGAAATCGCTGGAGCCGACGAAGTTGGCTGCAGACGACGCTTGCGCCGTCATGACAGGGACGAATGCACCCGTGCCAGCAGCTGACATAGAGGAGAACACCGGCGCGGTGAGCGTACCTTGCAAGTCTCCAACACCGGCGGAGTTTAGGACCATGAACGCTGTGACGATACTGGGCGCTTGAAAGTCACCGAGCCCGGCCGTGTTGAACACTGCGCTGGCGTTACCTTGCAAGGTAAAGGTCTGGTCGGAGGTACCGGCCGCGCTGAGCACCGCTGACGATTGCGCCAACATCGCCGGACTGAACGCCCCGACCCCAGCCATCGCCGTAGATGCAGACGCTATGGAAATACCCACAGCTGCGAGCGCGCCGGTACCGGCCGCTGAGAGCACTGCGAACGACGGCACGATACCCTGCATGCGAGGCAGTGTTGCTATTGGCCTAGATGCTTTTGGGCACGCACCAAACATCATGAGCCGTAGAACTCCTTGACTAGGATATAGCCAGCGCTACCCGCGCCACCTGCCGACCCGCCTGTCCCGGCCGCACCTGCCGAGCCAGCAGCGCCGACCGAATACGATAGGCTTGCCGCTGAGCTTACCCAATAACAATAGCCGCCCTCGGCACCGCCCCCGCCCGAGTTGGCAGTAGCGCCGTCGCCACCGCCACCACCGCCGCTTCCGGAGTTTGTTTGCGCCGCGCCGCCCGCCGATTGATTGGGTTGCCCGGGTCTGCCGCCGCCAATGCCACCGCCCTGACCGCCCCACTGATTAGTTAGACCCGAACCGTTGCCGCCGTCCTGCCCTGCTCGATTGATGGTGCCGCCACTCGCCCCACCCCCGCCGCCGCCGGCCACGCCCGCCGCAGTGCCCGCGCCGCCGCTCGCGGTCAGTCCGCCGAACGTCGTATTGCCGCCAGCCGTGCCGTTTCCGGGCGAGGCTCCGGAACCGCCCCCACCACCACCACCACCCTTCGCTTCAACTTCAATGTAGAGACATCCGGTTGGGGGGGTGTACGTGCCGGAGCCAGAAAGAAATACCTGCGTTGTGGGGGCGCGATATAAATTACTATGTGCTTGGCTTTTCTGCGTATTCGTGAATGCATTCGCCTGATCGATACCAAGCGTATCTTCAATCGTCTGTACGATGCCGACGTTGGGTGCGACGGTGAAACTGATCTTCGAACCGACCCCACTCTGTCCCGCTGCAGAGCCGGTACCAGCCGAGTTCTGAAGCACAGTCGTGCGCGTGAGCGTCGTGGTGCCGCTGGTGTACGTACCCTCGCCGATCTCCCACTGCGAAAGATCAACACTCTCCGCACGGTACTTATAGACGCCGGTGGGAGCACCCGCGAGAGCAGGCGTCATGTACCCAGTCACGGCTGCGCTCACGACGAAGTCTGCCGTGCCACTCGATACTGGCGTGAAGAGCACACTGTTGGCAAAGCGGGCCAATTACTTCTCCTTGGCGGCCGCTGCCTCTTGCGACCGCAAATCATTAATGTGCGTGTACATGGACTTCTTGATGTCCTCGCGCGCCTGCATCATGGCGGCACGGATTTCATCCGGATCGGTGATGCCTTCTTCGGCGCACTTGTTGATCGCCCACACCATCGCCTGCTCGATCTGTTTGGCGGCGTCAGGTGGGAGCTCTCTGTTCAGCTGGTTGACGGTGGCGATGGCGGCGACGGCTTCCACCGGTACCACTTCGACGTCTTCGCCGGTGATATCGTCCTTGACTGTTGCCATGTTAGTCTTCCGTGACTGCGGATGCCGTGGTCAGGATCGGCTGCACGCCGGTGGACACGTTGATGATCGGAGTGACCGGGCCCGAGTAGAACAGATTGGTTGCGCCGGACACCGCCTGCCCAATACCTGCGTAGGTAATGCTCTGCACGGTGGGGAGCGCTGGGCTCGACGCCGCGGGGAACACTACGTTGGCCGCCGGTGACGTTGTGCCGGTCGTGGCGGCCGACATGCCGCCGGTGGTGCGCGCTACCGGCTGGCGCGCGTAGGAGCCGTAGCTGGTCTCGCTGGTGGCTTGAGTGCCCGCTTCTCCGGGGTCAGCGGTGTGCAGCGACCAGTACAGGTTCGTCAGCGGGGACGCTGCTGCGTTGTCGGCGATGTTCGCAATCGCGACCGCCCGAAAGATCAGGTTGAGGATTGCGTTCTCGAGATAGTTGCTCTTGGACATGTGCTCTCCTTATGCCGGCCCGCCCCAGCCACGATTGCCGCGCTGGGAGCCGCGAGCGAAGCCCGGGAACACCCAAGCCTGCTGGCGATATGTGTTGTTGCGTGTCCACTCGACCCGAGCAGAAGCGGTTTTGTTTTTGAACTTACGCATGTGGAAGACGCTGAGCTGCGTATTTGTCCACGGCTTGTTGGGTTGCGACATCATGTTCCCGAGCAGGCCGTCAAGAATAGCGTCGCGGTATTTCGCCAACACCCACGCTGGGAAGCTCACATAGCCGTCCCGCTGAGCGGGGTCCTGCACCGTCAACGCCACCGTCACGACGTACACCTTGTCGCTGCTGGGCTGCGAAGCCAGCGTCAGCTCTCCGGGGGTGGCCATGGCCGCCCCAACAGGCGATCCGCGGCCGGTCGAAGTGCTCGTCGGCTTGTCGAAGACCCACAACAGCTTGTCGATCAGCGATGGGCTGCTGGACGTGACTTGGTAGACCGTGTTCGCCGGGTCCATCCCGGGCACGGTGAGCTCGATGTCCTCATTCCAGACGTTCGAGCCCTTGAAGAACTCGTCCATGACGTTGAACAGCTCCCGCTGCATCAACGGGTCCGTCGCGCCGGCGAGCCTATCGCGCGCGTTGTTCATGAGCCGAGTGATGTCAGCTGCTGCCATTACGCCACCTGCAACAGTTTAGCGGTGGCCATCTGCAAGAACGCGGCCGCGCGCTGATCCTGAACTTCTTCATCGTCGCGGAGCTGCATCATGCCCACGCAAAAATACGCCAGCGACAGCCGGTACATCTCGTCCATGGGAACGACTACAGACTGCGAGGCCGCGGAAAACGTGGGGGTGGTGACACCCGCGAACAGGTCGGGGCGGAGCTTCTTGGCTTCCGGAATTGCGATGGATAGGGCACGGCAGATGCTCGCGTCAGAGTACCTGTACGGACTGTTCTTCTCGTCCTGCAGGAGCTCACGCACGAAGCTGACGTAATCGGAGACTAGCTCAAGCGCCATGGTGCCCTCTAAGTTGGTGGGAAAGGGGCCGGTGTTACCCGGCCCCGATCACTTAGACGGTCTGTGCACCCGAGGTCACGGACTTGACGATCACGGCCTGAGCCAGCGCGGTGCCGTCGAGCACCTTGTAGCCGTAGACCTGAAGGCCGCGCATGATCTGACCGAAGGTCAGTTCGGAGCGCAGCGTCTCCATTTCCGTCATCTGCGTCGCGAACGTGAGCGCGTGGCTCTGTCCGGCGTAGATCAGGAACTCGCCTGCAGCCAGCCCGGCAGCGGTGCCGAACGGGATCAGGTTGGAGGTGTACAGGGTGAAGCGATCCACCATGCCCAGCCGGCCGTTGCGCAGCATCGAGACGCCGTCGCCCGACAGGTACGCCTGACGGAGCTCCGAACGCTTGACCATCGTCGCGGCCCACGTCGGCATGATGATCCAGCGGCCGCTCTCCGGGATGTTCTGCTCGTCGAGGGCCTGACCCAGCCGCAGCATGACAGTCAGGATTTCGACGTCGCCCGCGCCCGCGCCCGTGAGGGACGAGACAACGGACAGCGGCGTACCGGTGACACCGAGGTTGAGCATGCCGGTGATCGCGCCGGCGGTCAGACCGCGGTTCGCGGCAGCAGCCTGATCCTTGATGCCGAGCAGGACAGCCCGGTCGATCACGATCTTCATCTGCTCCGCGGCGTCTTCGGACCACATCGACATGAGCGAGATGTCGGACTGAACCTTCATCACGTCGTCGAGAATGGTGTTGAAGTAGTTGCCCTGATCGATGTTCAGGACGACCTTGTTGCCCTGCGGGCGCTCCAGCTCCAGCGCTGCGTCGGCGAGGTAGGCACGGATCGTGATGGTCGGCTTGGTGCGGATATTCACCTTGTCGCCGTGACCCTTGATTTCGCCTTCGTAGTCGGTGTTCGAGATCGCGGCCAGAACAGTGGACGCGTAGAACTTCTCGATGAGCTTGCCGCTCCAGATTTCCGGGATGTAGCCGGTGCCGGAGAGGCCGTTGCCCGCCGAACCAGCGGGGTAGATCGGAGGGGTGGTGACCCCTGATGCGACAGGAAACGCCATAGCGCTTGAGCCCTTTGTGCTGAGAGATTGGGTTTACCTTGCCCGAACACGTCCCTCACGCTGCGCTTTGAAGAGTTCCTGCTCTAAGGCGTTGAACTCTTCTTCGCGGCCAGCGTACTCGCCACGCCGTTTTGCGGCATAGAAAGCGGTGACGTCGTCGGTGGTGATGATCTGCTTCTCAGCCGGGGCGTTGGTCTGCGCCGGAGTTCTGGCTCTGCCCGGTGCCGCCAGACTTTCCAGTCCCGGTTTCGGCGGCTGTTGAGTAGCGGCCGGTGCAGGGACCAATTCGTCGGCGGGGGTCGTAGCAGCCAATTCAGAAATGAAGCCTCGGAAGAAAGCCAGAACACGGGGAGTGTCGTTCTCCGCGTACGCTGACAAAAGCATGCTGTGACGAGTAGCACCAGAATATTGATCTGGCAAGGCCAACCACGCTTTGAATGCGTCGAGCTGGTTTATGTCCTGCCAGTTCGGCACCGCCTCCGTAAGCTTGGCGTGCATCGCCTGCTGCGCGGTCAGCTTGGTCTGGCGCACAGTTCCGTTGAGCATGCCTTCCAGCCGGGCCACCGTAGCCTTGAGTTCGGCGACTTCAGGGGAGACGATCTCCCGCGCGCGCCGGCCCATGACATCGAGCATCTCGGTACCGAACTGCTCTTCCTCTTCCGAGGTGATCAGTTTCGAGTGTGTTACTGGGGCAACAGGCGGCGGCGCGTTCTTCATGTCCTGAAGCATCTGCTCCAGCGCGCCCATGCGGTCGACTGCGCCGGCGAGCTGCTGCTCGAGCTTTACGCGTCGTCCTTCCGCGGACCGGTACCGCTGCTCCCAAGTGCTGTCCTCGTTACCCGTGGGGGTAACTGGCGGCGTCGGGGTCGGCTGCGGAGTAGGCTGGGGCTGAGGTTCTGCTGGCGGCACCACCGGCGGATCAACGATGGTGATGCCGTCTTTGTTGGTGGTCGGCGAGGCCATCTTGGGCTCGGGTTGCACCTGATCGGGATACGCTGCGCGCTGGGCGGCTTCGGCCGCGGCTGCTGCTCGCTTGACTGCTTCGGGGATCACGACGTCCGGATCGACGGGGCGGTTGTTACCTCTCAGGTCGGATACTTTGGTGGCCATTCTATTCTCCTTGTCGGCACGGCTAGGCGGTGCGGACGGTTCGGCTGGGTGTTAGGCCAGCGGTTAGAAAAAACCCCGGGGTGTGAGCCCCGGGGTAAGTAGGGAGGAAACGCCCGTTGGGGCACTTCGATCAGACAGAGGCATGCGCCTCGTGTCAAG